TAATATGTTGCCATTACTCAGAGTTCCCGCTTGCTATTTCTTGCGCCATCGTTACCGAAAATAACTGCACTGTTTGATATTGGAATAGTTGGTCTTGCATAACCCACCACTCATTGACGCTGGTTCCATCTGGACCAAATGTTCCGAGCAGATTCCCATCGTCATCAAGGACATCGCCGAACACTTTCCAGTCTGTGGATGGTGCTGGCACTTTTTCAATTACAAGGTTTTGAATATTCATTTGCCTACCTTCAGCGCATTCACGCCCGTACCCTTGAACGGCATCGTGAGGAACGCCAGCACACTGGAAACCGCAGCAGAGACACCAGCCGCTACCGCCTTGCTTCCGTAGAGTGCAAGCACTGCGCCCAGCTCGGTAATGTCCTTCGCTTCCGATGTCCTGATGCCATCGCCGAACACGGAAGTGAATGCAGCTGCAAAAGCCACGATCACAACGACCACTAATCTTTTGATACTGATGCTACCCATGTCGTGCCTCCAGTGCGGCTACTCGCTCGCTTAGTCTCGCTATCGCCTTCTTAATAATCACTAGATCCGCTTCGGTCTGCTTGGCATCATGAACCAGAATCCGGATGTCACTCTTGATATCCCAGAGCATCTTGTATAACCCGCTGATACTTGCAATCAAGGGTATACCAATCACCGCCGCTAGTTGCATCCATTCGGCCATCACGTTGTACGCTCCACTAATCCAACGTGCTGCACAAGCAACTCCGTCTGCCCAAAGTCTGTCCCGATTACATCGTAATACTTAGAGTCATCGCCTACCCGGTAAACCCTATCCTGCGGCATGACATCAGCACTAACAGCGACAATCAGCGTCCACTGTGCAGATGACTGGATGCCACCGCCTACGATTGATTCTGTGTCACTCTGGTTGGTCAACCTGCCGTTGTACTCGGCAACCTTGCGCCACGTTTCAGTAGCACCACCACGGCCGTCTTCGGTCAAAGTGAAGCGGTGAATCTCTACACGGTCTTGGCACAGGTTGCGTACCATGCCAGCGCTTATAGTTGCGCGTAGGATAGGACTCATGCGAACACCAACGGTCTATATCGTTCAGCCATTGACAGGCAATGTGCTTTGAGTTGGGAAAGCTTCACATCGGAGGTGCCTTCCTTGGCATCAATGTCTGAAGCGCAACGGCTTGCCTTTATCATCCACGCTTGGCGGGTTGCTGTCCTAACATCGTAGCGCTCTACATTGATCGGGCCTTGGTCAACCCACATCAGGGTAGGGTCACCGGTGCCATCTTCCAGCGTGTAGCCCTTGACGTGGTAAGGAGAATAGACCGGGTAATCAGGTTGTGTCGTGCCTGATGTTCCAGCAACCCTGCATTCGTAAACCCTGCCGTTGGGCGTTGTAGGCACTACACGGTCACCGACAGCATAGGTGGTGCTAGCCGTCCAAGTGGTGAACCGGGAGTAGGAATCCAAGATGCTCCCTATGTCGGTTGTGGACATCTGCGGATAACTTTGGGCATCCACAAAAAGGGAAACCTGCGCTATCGCTTCGGCTCGTGTCATCATGCTCCACTATCCCACATAAAGAAAAACCCCCGGCACGTCTGCCGAGGGCTTGAGATAAGAACCGCTAGCCTTATGTAGCTGCGGATGCTCCAACGATAAGCGAGCCAGGCACACGGCTGGATGCCGTGGCATTCACGTTGCCAACATCGAAAGCACTGAAGGCGAATCGCTCAGTTGCCTTGAATGCAAGGGCATCCTCAACAAAGTAGCGCTGATCGGATACTTCGATGGTAACAGTACGGCGGTCACCGAATGCAGTACCAACGCTGAGGTCACCAAGAAGGATGTATGGCGTGGTAGCCGCAAGGGTTTTAGCCATATTCTGCACAAAGATTACCGGGTAGCCGTAGAGCATAGGGTTAGGGCCATATGCGCCTTGGATGTCCATAATCGAGTTCCCGCCCAAAGCATCGAGCAGTGGTGCAATCGCGTTGTACCAGATCTCCTTGTGCATGAACCATTTCGCATTCGGTGCATACGTTGGGAGCTTGGCAACCATACCCTTCAAGTTAGCAAGTGTCGGGCTGTACGTGATTGTCTGACCGGTCGTGAAGACCTGAAGCGATGCGATGTTAGCCTTGGTTGCGTTCAGGTTGTAGACAGCATAAAGGATGCCATCAAGACCAGACGTGGAGTCTACTGCATTGTTGAAAACAACGCGGTCTTCTTCCTTAGCCAAGGAGTACGCCATGTCACGGGCAAGGGTTGCACCAAAGTCAATGATGCTATCTTCGGCCAACTCTTTAGAAACCTGAGTAAGAATCGATGGCTTCTTGGCAACCAAGTTGACCTGTGCAAAGGTCAGGTCGGATGCGGTGATAGCGGTATTCTCACCCGGGTAGTAGACCGTTGTGCTTGCGGTTGCGTTAGGCACGTTCAAGACATCGCTGGACATCGGATAGATGCGGCAGTTCTGCCGAGCAATGCCAAACTGCTCACGGAGGTAGATAAGTTCGCTCGACAGCGGATCCGGTACGGTGAAACCACCAGCGGTGGTTGTGCCTTCAGACTGTGCTTTGAGGTTGTTCTTTACCCACTCGGTAGCCTTGCGGTTGCCCATGATAGAGCGGCCCCATTGACCCCAAGCGTAAGCCTTGTAGTTAGCTTCATCACGAGTACCGGAGAATGGATTCTTACCAACGCCGCCGGACTTCCAAGGCTGGTCTACTTGCGCTTCGGTTGCCACAGGGTGACCTTGTCCGAGTGCCTTGATTGTCTCAATACGCTCTTCGATGCCCTTGGCTTCGGCCATAAGGCTCTTGACCTGTGCAAGGTCACCGTTACCGGAAGCAAGTTCACGGGCGGTAGCAAGCACAGAATCTTTTTGATTCTGCAATTGTGTCAAATTCATAGTTGTGTCAACAACTCCAGACGAGCCAGTAAGTCCTGGCGCTCGTCATTGTCATGGGCTTTCGCCTCGACTACGATGGACGGCTGCTCTTCCGGCTGGTCTGCATCCCGCAGAGAATCCCAGACTACGGGAGCCAAACGCTTTGCGCTTGACCGGCTAAGACCGACTGCATCCCGCAGTCGACGTTCAACACCCCGCAGGCTTGCGGGTTGTACGCTCTTCATACCGTGCATGGCATACAAGCCCTTTGCACGTCGAGCAAATTCATCAATGACGGCATCCGCCATGCTTTGATCGCTAACCGCTTCGATGGCTCCGCAGAGCGCATCGTAGTAGGCTTCAAGCCCCTCGTGGATTAGGTCACCTTCAGACTCATCAAAGACCGATACGGCATACTCTTCCGGGGACTGCTCAGGCATTGGAGCCATTACCATCTCTTCTTCCATATCCATCATAGGCTCCATGCCGTAGTACTCCTTCAGGCTCTTGACGCTGTTGCGATACTCGGCTGGTGTTGGGGTAATGCTTGCTTCAGCGATAGGCCAGCGGGTAATCTCAGCAGCACCGCCCATGCTCTTGCGCTCTACCAGATGACCAGCAGCACCGGATGAAAAGCCCATCTTGCCTTGCTTGCAGAGCTTCGCGATCATCGAGCCGTATTCATCGGCCATGTCTAGTTGCGCTTCGTACCATAGCCCGACATCGTCCATCTTGATGTAGCCTGTACCGATGCTCTTCTTGCCGACAGCGGCATCCATACCGTGGTGGTAGTAGACGTTGAGCGGTACGCGCTTGCCTTCGGACATTGGGAAACCGTAGTCGGTTGACTTGGTGAAATAGTCACCTTCAAGGTCGGCACTTTGGGTATTACCAAAGCGCACGAGGTAGCCCTTGACGTAGCCTAACCTGTCGCTCTTGATACCGTCTACGGTAGATGTCAGCAAGTCCATACACCCACTATCCCACAGTGCATTTTTCATAGGTAGGTCGTTAGATCCGGTTGGTATCCCTCTAGGTCTCTAAGGGGCAATACCCTAGTGGTAGGCCCCCAGTCAGCGTTAGGCACCACGGTTGCCATGTCACTGAGCGGCAGCCCTTCGGCGTAAAGGTTATAGCGGGCAGTGCCTAGTATCTGCTGGGCTTCAAGCGGGGTTAGCCCCTTCAGTATCTCTTCACCGGTTGCTACCTTTGGCCGGGTATCAGGGATGCTACTATCGCCGGTTATCTCTGCCCAGGAGAGTGTCTCCGGTATCATCACACACCGGCAGTTTGGGTGGCTTGGCATGATGGTGTCGGTAGCCTGAAGGGTACCGGACAAAGCCAAGCAAGCAAGGCATACCCGCGCATCTTGCGTAGCCTGTCGTCGGTATCCGGTAACCGAACCATTCTCCGTGTATAGTTGCCGTTGTGCTTCCCGGCTTGCGCGTATCATCTCGGTACGTGCTATCGTCTCTGCTCTTTGCCTACCGATGTCAGCCGCCTTGCGTACCCGCCGTGCTACGGTGCGCGGGCCTTCACCTAACGAAATACCCTGTACCAAAGCCATCTGCATGGCATCAGTGGTTACTTGGGGGATGGCATCGAATAGGACAGCCAAAGGCGAACCATCGCCTGCGAACCCGACAAAGGCCTGCAAGGCTTCGTCAGGTAGACTTGTCCAACTAGTACCAAGGGTAACCCCGGCGGGCTTTTTACCCGCTGCCGCTTCCACAAGGCTTTGCGTTGCATCATTAGCAAGGATAGCGGCTTCAAGTTGCCCATCGGCTGTAATCACTGCCCCTTCTACGCTGAACTTCTTCAGGTTCTTTCCGAGTTGCTCGATGTTATCTATGATCCGTTGGCGCATGAAAAGGATAGTTTCGGATGGCGGTTCCCCGTTGGCTTCACGCTCGGCTATCCTACCCTCCAGCGCTTCAAGCTCATCGATGCTTGCCTTGGTTGCCGCCTTGTATGCACGTTGCATACGGCTTATGGCTACGCCTTCACGCTCCAAAAGGTCGTTGCGGTACTTCTGCCCAGCGGCATATATCCGTGCTGTACCGCTGTCTACTCGCTTGAGCTGATCTCCAGCTCGTATCCGTAAAAAGGGTGGCTCTTATACACTACCCCCGGAGTGCATACGTGGTCACCATCAAGGCTCTTGCCATCAGGCTGCATAGCGTCCCGCTTGGATGTTGCCCAGCGGTACCCGGCATCACCGCCCCACAAGTCCCAGGCTACACGCCCCGGACTGGGGAAGCCCTCTTCACCAGCGTTGAAACCTTCGGCCTGTTTGTCTACTTCGTGGCGGCTGAAGAAAGAGTACATCCGCAGTATCGTGTCTTCGGAAAGTTGCTCTCCATTCACGATTTGGTTTGCTCGCGCAAGCCCTACCCGCGTCCCGCCGTCGAACCCTTCCGCTTTCCAATCAAGCGCCCGTTGCGCGGCTTCGACCATGCCAGCGTTCGGTATAAACTTCATCTCGTACGCTTTGGCTTCATCCCGCAGGGTAACCGGTGCGGCTCCCGTGTGCTGCACTGGCAGATTGAGGAAGTTGGTAACGCTACCCGGATCGTAACCAGACCGAATGAGGATACCTGCCGCGTTGGTTGTCTCTGCCAGCGATGCACTCGTGCCAGCCTGTACGCTGATAGCGGATGGATGCAACACGCCGGTATCTTCCGGCACGGCTTCAAGCCCGGCTATCCGCTTGGCTTCAGCACGATCAATAATGCCAGACTTGTACAGGCGCTCTGCCCGTGTGGCTTCAGCCTGTAGGTCATCAGCAAGCGCCCGCACGGTTTCAAGGTCGTACATTACAAAGTCACCCTGCTGTGTCTCAGGGTATTCCGGCAACAGGTCTGCGGTAATGGCATCCGCCAATGTACGGAGCAACGGCACCATTCCGTCTTCCCAAGCCGCTTGTTGAGCGCGTTCATAATTACTGTAGGTAGAGCGCTCTAAGCCGCTTCCAAGCCCCAATACCATCGGGTTGATGCCAAGGGCTGAACAGATACGCTCCTCCGGTACACGCCTTACCGAATCCAGAGCAAGCTCGGAAGGAGTAAGGCTAACCCTGTCCATCTTGTACGCACCGGTCATGACAACGATGCCGCCGGAACCGTCCCCGGTAAGGTCTTCGTGCAGTTGCCGCTTGACCTGCCGGGCATCGTCCATCGACATATCAACGCTAGTCTCTTTGGCATCAGGCCCGACAATCAAGGACGGCATAGCGCCATTGGCAAGTAAGCCGTATGCGGTAGTGGATGCGGTGTTATCGGTTGCTATCTCCCGCAGGACAGCGGTAAGCGGCGCTCGTCCAATCCGGATATCGCTTGGGTCACGCCCATACCGGATATGGATAATGTCGGATACCGGGATGTCAAAGGAGCGGCCATCCGTGGTGTAGATGTAGTGGGTTAGTGGGTTTACGCCATTGCCAACCGGTCTAACCATGTCCTGCGGCAGAAACTGTAGAGCGGTTACCGTGCCACGGGTGGAAGAGCGAATCTTGCGGAGGTAGGTGTTGCCGAATAGTTTGTAATCCTGAATGCACCAGCCCCAGAAAAGGCTACCCATAATCATCGGATCCGGCTGCGCCATGAGCTGAATAACCGGGTGGTCTTCTACCGGCTCTGCCTGTTGACTGTCTACCGGTCGGTAGAGCCGTGGTGTTGCCTGTGGGTAGTTCCTGACGTACCAGTCAATCGCTGATGCAACCACGCCATTCAGCCCAAGGTCACCGGCAACTCTAGCCCAGTCCTTGGTACTTCCAGGGAGCGCCCGGCGCAAGAGTGTCTGCAGCTGACCCGAGCCGTACCCCGTAAGGTAGATGTCTCTAGACTGAGACAACGGCAGCGGCAATGCTTGTGTCGGATTAGCTGCGGCTTTACGTCCGAGGAAGCGGTCAAAGATACCCATGCTAGCAGTATCCCACAAAAAGAAAAAGCCCCCTTGCGGGGGCCTGTGTAGTTCCTGTGTTTAGTTCAGGGTTCCTTCCTTGTAAAGTTTCCAGCAGATGTTTGCCATATCTAGTGCATTCTGTGCGTGGTACTTTGTGCATTCAAAGGTTGCTTGTGTTTGTGTGCAGTCCCATGCAACGTCAATGGTTGATCGAACGTCTGCATGAAAGCGGGTAGCATCGTGCGCTGTCTTTGCGGCTTTGATTGCAATCAACTGCTTGAAACGGGTTTCAGCGTTTACTGCGTTTTCGAGGTGAGCGATGATTGTTTCCATTGTTTATCTCCTGTATCCCCTTGGATGTCAATAATATACACCGCCCGTGTATATCTTGCAAGGGTATAGATGTATATATTTTAGACGGCTCCCCAACTTCGCTTAGATCCGCACACCTGCCAAGCGTAGGCCAGAGCGTCCACCACGTCATCATGCCGACCAACAGGGAAGGATAAGAGTTCATCTTCAAAGTATGCCGGTAGCCCTTGGCAATGCATAACCTGTGATTGCTCGTACCGGGCTTCCAAAGGCGCAAAGCGGGTCACTTTGTCACGGTCTGGGCGGATGCCCCGGATAGGCAGTTTGGTGCGCCTTAGAAGCTCCTGCACGACAGCCGCTTGGTATTGCACCTGCTCGATGCCGATCATGCTAGGATTCCACTTAGCCGCCATCATCTCGATGAAGCGTAGCACGGAAGCAAAGTCAGCGCGGGTGCGGTTGATGTCTCTAACGTAGATTGTCCCATCATCACCACGGGAGACAACAGCAACGCCTGTATAGTCTGCCTCGCTCTTGGTGCTGATGGCAAGGTCAACCCCGATGTAGGTAGGCAACCCTTCAGGACAATCGCCATACCGCAACCACTCGCGCTTGATACGAGCGCCCGCAGCATCGACAAACTCTGCTAGATACTCTTGCCTAAACGCGATGCTTGGCAGTGATTCTCCAGCCTTGCCTACCTCCTCCGGGTCAATCCACGGGTTAGCCGTGGTTGGCATCTGCCAAGACATCCAGTCGGCATCAGTAGCGGCTTGGTTGTAAAGGGTGCGGAAGTAGTTGGAGCCTTTAGGCGTAGACAGAAAGAACGCATCCCCGATGTAGTCTGTCAAGGTTGGGCGGATGGCTTCCGTCCAGGCTTGCTCTAGATGCCGTGCCATGGCTGCCTCATCGATGATGACCCGCTTGTACTTACGACCACGGGCAACGGTGCTAGGGTCATCAAGTGTCCAGTAATCGATTGCCGCCCCGGTTATAAGCTCGATTCGCGGGGCTGGGCTTTGTACGGCTCGCCGGATAACCGGAGCATAGATGCGCTTATGATCGGCGTATGCCTCTTCTAGGAGCCTGTAGGTAGGGGCAAACCACGCGCAGGGCAAACCGTCAATCAATACCGGGTCACTGAGCAAGTTACCGCCCAGCGTTGTCTTACCGAAACGTCTACCGCAAGCAAGGACGTTGTACCGCTTGGCTTCCCGCAGGATAATCTGCTGGGCTTCATGCGGCCTTGGTAAGACCAAACGTATATCTGGCATTATGGTTTATCTGCATACTCCACTATCACCTTGACCGGGCTACCGTCTGCGCCGGTCTGCTCTACCCGGCTAGACCAGTCGGCTTTATGCTTCCGCTCAAGCCACCATGCCGCCGCTTGCCAAGTAGTTTTTGTGGCATCTTGGATGACTGCAAGGTTGCGCAGCTCCGCTTCACCTTCCGCTTTTTGTACAGCGTCCGAAAAAGCCGAGTGGTCACGTAGCCAGTTAGCGAATGTATCTTGACTGATATTGCCAGCAGCGCAGGAAGCCCTGCGGGTGTTACCACCTCGCAGAGCGTCCAAGATGCGGTTTACGTTTTGTACGGTGTACTTTGTGGGTCTACCGTTTTGAGGTTCATTCATCTAGATTCTTCCTAATCTCCGCGCTGGTAGCCCAGAGCATAGCCGCGCGCAATTTATCCTTACTCATACCCTGAGCCTTAGCCCTCTTCTTCACATCAGCATACAGCCAGCGTGTATAGAGTTCGTTGTATAGGGCAATGCATCCAGCCCCGACCAAAGCACCAATAGCAAAAGGAATCATTTGGTTTCTTCCCATATCGGCTCCCCGGTAATCGGATTGTACTTACCGATCATCCAGTCTTCGGCAAACAGGTCACTAGCGGTAAGCCAGATGACCGAGTTATTTTCTTTTACCTCTGTACCCTCTGCAACGCTGAAGGTGTCCCAAAGTTCACTAAAGCGGAAGTGTAGCCCATCAGGCCACAAAGCCCGGCGTATGGGCTTCTCTGCCAGCAGGGCATCAAGTGCCTGGTTGTACTTCATCTTATTACCATCCAGTCGTTAGCCATGACATCAGCACCACGGAAGTAAGCCGGGCCGGCATGATGCCGGTTCCCTGCACCATCAAGCTTATACATCACCATCTGTCCGTGGCTGATGGCATAGTGGATTCTAGCGCCATCCCGGCAAACGTACTTGCCATCTCGCATATGCACCAATGCACCCGAGAAAGCGATACGAGCGGTGTAGTGTGCCGTAGTTGGAGCGAAAGAGGCTACCTCGTCTGTACACATCTGCTGGTATCCAAGGCTTGTTGCGTAGGCCAGCAGCTCAGGGTCTCGTACCCACTTCTCAACGCTCTGCCGCCGGACAATGTTGTCGGCTTTAGACCATGTCCCGGTAGTGGAGTAAACCTCCATCGCTTGCCGGATGCGTTCTTTCTTTTCTTCAAAACTAAATGCTAGTGCCATCTTCAGTTCCTAATTACTTTTAATTGCTCAAATCCTGATTCTGTGTCCCATTCAAATACAGTTTCATATTCATTGTATTTTTCATCCCATAGTCGAGTAATAGTTTCTTTGATTATCGTATGTGGACGTGAATGACATCTAACGGTTAACTCACCCTTATGATCTGACAAGCTTGTGAAAAGATGATTTACTTTTTCAACCGGCATTTTCATTTCTACTGAAAACAAAAAAAGAAAATGAATTAATCTTATGATTCGATCTGATTCATTTTTATCTTCAATCAGTTTTACGCCAAACAATTCTTCTGTCATTCTCTTATCTCCTTGGCATCAGTTACTACCCGGTCGGCATACTCCCTAGAGCGTGTCACAAGGTAAGCGGCGTACCAGAGTACCTTTAGCCGGTCTTCTTCCGCCTGGCCTTTATGCTCCTGCCGCTGTAGGTATTTGAGTATGGAGCCGGACACAAAGTCCAGCCCCCAGTCTTCGATTACCGCCAGCGCATCAAGCTTGCCGACCGTGTAGTGGTTTCTCACCTATTCGTCAAACGGATCCGCGATGTCATCCGTTACCGGTACGGCTTTGCGGAGGGGCTTTGGTGGTGCAACCTTCACCGGCTTCACCGTTTCAACCACGTTGGTTAGCTCGCCGTTCATTTTCTGGCGGGTGCCTACGACTACTTGCCACGGCTTGGCTTTGAGTGCCGGGAGGTCAAGGTTGCGGTATGCATCTTGAGTCATACGCCCGACCATGCCATCGAGCAAGAGTGTCAGTTTGGCTTTGTCGTTGCCATAACTGGTTTTTGTGTACTGGACAAACCGGAAGGGTTGCCCATCATCATCGCCAACCTCTGTGGTTTCAAATACCCACTTAAGGTTTGGCTCCAACACGTTTGGATCATCAAACGATTTGCTTTGTACGGCTTCCACGTCTACCAATGCACAGGCGTAAATGCCTGCCTCAGCTGTACTAAACTTTTTGCCACTTCCCTCATTGAAGGTTGTGTGCTGTGCGAAAAATCCCATTATCAAACTCCTTGGGCTACCGCCCGGTCGTTGGCACTATTGCCACACCAAATATATACCAAAGATAGATACACGTCAAACATTTATTTATGACGGTACAAAGTTCCGACCCACTCCCGATAATGGGCATCAGTATGCCCGCCTAAGCGGGCGGTACTGATTGCCCATAGGGGGTTTCCAAAGGGGGATTTATCCTATCGGTACAAGAGTACAACTCTTAAGCGTACCGTTTTTTGTACCG